ATCTGAAAGAGGGTAGATATACCCTTAACATGGTTAGGATTGACAGAAAAGTTAGAGATGTCATTAGCCATATAAAAGCAGCAGAAACTAAAAAAGCTGATCTGCAACTTAAAATAGATGATGCGGCTCCTCAAGTTTCAGTAGCTACTTAATAAAAAAGCTACATCGTTGGAAAAATCCAATCCACACTACAGGCCCTCTTGCGCTTTATTAAAATCTAATATATAAATTAATCACTGTATAATTAATTAGAACATAGACGCATACAGTCGACGGCCTAGAGACTATGTTCGGAAAACTAGGAGGA